ATGCTTCAACATCATAGAGTTTCATCTTTGCTCTATCAATACCAACTACGAATCTCTTGTAAAAACTAGGATCGTTGTAGCGATTCTTCAACTGCTTTACAATAATTTGATTTAATCCTTCAAGTTCTTCATTGCTGACAAGAGCAAACATAAAGTCAGCAGTTGCAGGCAGACCAAAAGACTCAGATGTATCTTCAAGTCCTGGATCGCTGTTAGTGAATCCACCACGAGTAGTTTGAGTGGCAGATACAATTGGAACATTATATTCAACTGCCAGTCCACGCAACTCTTCAGCAATGCTCTTGATATATGTATAAGAGTTAATACTTCCACCTTGTTTCATTCGCTGACTCGCACAGATATTGAGATAGTCAATGAAGATAATATCAGGTTTAAAATCTTTCTTCAGCTTTAATTCTTCCAACAAAGCACGGAAGTGACCAGCATGAGCACCAGCAGTTGGATATTCTTTAATGATAAACTTACCTGCACTCTTTTTAGAAATTTTATCGATACGAGATTCATAAATGTCTCTATCAATAACCTTCAACTCGTCCATGGTTAGATTTAATAGATTCGCATCAACACGTTCAGCGATTCGTTCTTCTGCCATTTCCATAGTTATGTATAAGGCATTTTTACCCTGTGTCAAAACTCCTGCAGCCATGTGACACATGAATAATGATTTACCAACACCAGTACCAGCCAATGCAATGTTTAAGGTTTTCTTTGAAAGTCCACCTTTGGTGATTTTATTAAACATGTCAAGATCGAAAGGAATCTTCTCTTCAACCCTGTGATAAAAATCAAACCTTGCATTATGGTCATCGATGTAATCATGACCAATGTGATTATCAAAAGAAACAGCCAGTGCGTCAGATAAAATAGAAGGTATGGCATCTTTAGAATTTACCTTATCACCACCATCAATAATTTTAATCGAACCCAAGATGGCATTATAAACGGCACGATCCTTACAAAACTTCTCAGTATTCTCAAGCATCCAGTCTTCATTGACTGGCTCATGAGACATTGTGTTAATGTAATCAGTTAGTTCAGTTAGTTCTTTATCTGTGAGATCCTTACGATTTGAAACTTCAATCGTGAGAATTTCTTTTGTGGCTGGTTTATTGTACTTACTAAAGAAGTCTACAAGTTCAGTTGCTAGGATTGCTTCTTTTTTATCCGAGAAGTATTCTCGTTTAATAAATGGGATTACCTTACGGCAGTACTGCTCATCATGAATCAGATTGCTCAGAATCTTTTGTTCTATTCTCATCAACTCCGCCTGTGTATGTCAAATTATTTCGTTCAATACCTTCATGGATCAACTCTTGTAGAATGTCTCCAATGTATTGCTCGAATGGTGCTTTATCAGTTAAACCTTTATCATTATAATCAAGGATGTCGTATTCAAAACGAATATGAACCTTATCATTCTCTTCGTCTTCATCGAATTCAACTTTACCGTAAGTATAGATTATACCATCAAAAGCACCTTCTGTCAACTTTATTGCTTGGAGTCCATCTTGTTTAGACTCCACTACAACGTATCGTGGATTACTCATCGAATTCTAATTCCTCTAATGCTTTATCAAGTTCATCTTCTTGCATCATTTGACCACCTTGACCGATTGAATACTTACTCTTTACAAAATCGTAGAATGATTTGTTTGTAAGAATTGGTAACCAGAAATCTTTATCATCAGTTTCTTTGAGACGATATTTCTTAGTTTCTACTTCACCAGTCTCAGGGTCACATTTGGAATACCATCCGTTGCTTGGCTTGACCACATGCTTGGATTCAAGAGCAAGGTCAAGTAGACCAGACCACTTACTAAGACCACCATCAAAAGATACGCTAACAGGTATCTTAGATTTTTCTTTAACATAACGACTCTTCTCTACGTTGATAATAAAATTGTAACCAACAATCTCAGTGCCTTCTTTTTCTTGTTGGCGACCAAGGATGTATACGTTATCAGCTGAGTACATAGCACCAGTACCACCACCAACGATTGCTTTAGGAAACATTCCGATCTCCATATATGTATGGTTCACTACAACGAGTGGAATGTCTTTCAAGTTCAAGTGTGGAGTTACCATACGGAACAATGACTTCATCTGTTTTGCTCTTGACATATCTGCAACAGATTTACCTTCCATGGCATCTTCAACTTCTTTCTTAGAAGCCAGATTACCAATAGAGTCAATGACGATAATCAAATGATCACCACGATCTACATTGGACAACTGTTGCATAATGTCGAACTTCAATTGTTCTACATCAGTCAATGGAGTATGAACAACACGCTTTGTATCAATACCAAATGTATCGAAGTAAGACTGTGGAGTGCCGAACTCTGAATCATAGAACAACAAAGCTGCATCTTCATACTTGTCCATGTATGACTTAGCCATTAGCAAAGAGAATGCTGTCTTGAAGTGTTTACTTGGACCAGCCCACATTGTAATACCTGGAGTCAAACCACCATCCAAGCGACCAGATAAAGCCACGTTAATGATAGGAACTGAAGTAGGAATCATGTCTTTCTTTTTGAAGAACTTTGATTCAGAGAGAATAGCAGAGTCTTTAATCGTACTATTTTTTTTGATTTTATCTAGAATGCCCATAGCGTTATCCTTTATGTAATATTAGTATTATACAGTATCTGTTATTGCAAGACAATTATGGATTGTTCTTGCTATGTGGAACATCGAACACAAATGTAATTCTCACTACATCTCCAGTATTCTTTGTTCCATGTGACAACTTATTGTTAAACCAAATCAAATCCCCAGATTCAACTCTTACAGTTTCTCCTCCCACTGTATAGTCATATGTTCCTTGTATTGCAAGGTGATATCTGTCTCTTGTTTGATAGTAGGTTCCAATATCAATATGCTGTCCAACTTCACCACCAATAGGTAAAGAAAGAAAGCCACATCTGTCGAATTTCTTGAAATTGCGTTTCAAGAATCCTACAATCTCTGTGTGTCGTTTGTAAGCAGGTGTTTCAACTGATATTTCACTATCACCTACATATTGATTTAGGTCTTTTACAGCACCAATTTTTAATTGTAGAACACCTGCTTGTACTGCAGGAAATCCACACTCGTTCACGAGATCATGGACTCCTTCAATATCTTTTTGAGCACCCCAATCACTTGGATTCTGATGCAGTTGTTTGAGGATCTTTGATACATTGATACCTCGTTTAATTACTCTTATGTTAGCCAAAGAAATCCTCCAATGAACTTTCTTCTTGAGTTTTCCAACCTAGTGGTTCAATAACAATCTGCAGGGCATCCAAGAATACTTTCTCAAACTGTTTGTCATAATCTATGTATGCATCCAATCCAAACTCTTTTGGAAGAACTTGAGGGAATGCAATAACATCTTCTTGAAGTGGATTTGGAGTCTTGACATAAACAAATTTAATCTTGTCACCATCACGAATAGGTTGATATCTTTTATCAATACCAAATCTCTTGCAGTGATGATTGAACAACAAAGCACCACGAACATGAATCGGTGTTCCTTTGGCATACACTGGCGAACCAGCATACTGTTTGATACCATTAACACCACGAGGGAATGCAATCTCTGCAACAGGAAGTTTCTCGAACTCTTTCTTGAAATCCATAACATACTTATGTAGAACTTTTTGATCACCAAGCAGAATGACGTCAATGGATTCTTTTAACTTATCACGAATAACCGCAGGTGTAGATGACTTGACCATCTCAAGACCCATCACCTTGACTTTAGGCTTTGCGAATTGAACACCCTCAGAGTTATGCACGTTTAGAACATAGCGTTTCTTGGCAGTCCAGATACCTTTGTCAGCTAGAACTTCTCGCTTCATTACCATCTTCTGAGAATATGCATTCATGTACTCGGATAGTTCTTGATAACCAGAATCAATAAATGGTTGAAAAACTTCCTCACATATCTTGTCCATGAATTTGATTTTGTCTTCAGTGGATTTACCAGCACATACTTTCTCAACCAGATGTTCCAATGTAAGATAGATTGAGTCAGTATCAATCGCAACAACAAAGTCTTGCCCCTCTGTCTTAAGAGTTTTGTTGAGAAATGCATTCAACTTGTTTGCCATCCAACGAATGGACAACTGACCAGAAGTGGTAATACCTTCAGCCATACGAATATCAAAGTAACGGAAGTATTGATTGCCCATCGCACCATAAGCAGAGTTCAAAGCAATCTTCATCGCCATTTGCAGGTTGTTGAGACGAGAGATATCTTTCAACAGGTGCTTCTTGCTCTTGTCGTTTTGATACTCCTGTTCAATCTTGAGCATCTGCTTCTTAAACTTGGAGCGATTCGCATACATCGTTTCCATCAATTCAGGCATGAAACCCTTAACGTCTTTGCGATAAGTCCATCCGTTAGCAGTCAATGCCAAATCTCTACGCTTTGCATATGATGTATCAATCTCTTGATTGAGTAGCTTATCAACAGTGACAGAAATCTTCTCGCTTGTAAGAGTTTCAGGACTGATGTTATACTGCATAATCAAGTGAGGATACAGAGAGTTCAAGTCAAAGGATGCCATCCATTTGTGAAGTCCAATGATTGGATCTTTGACATAAGCACCTTCGAACTGAGCATCTTTACCAGAGAAAGACTTTGCTGGAATAACAATACCCCTCTTACGCAGGTGATTGTAAATGATAGTATCCCACATACGAACCTGTGAGTAAACATCTTCAGGATTAATCTTGGCATTGTATGCCATGGTCAGATGCAGTTCAAGCAGACGCATCTTATCTTCTAATTGGTCAACCAACTCTACGTCATGAATGTTATACTCAACAAACTGTTGCCAATAATTTGTGTAAAAGTCTTTGAAGTCAACTCCAGGATTTTCTTTCTTTCTGTCGCCAAGTTCTTCTTGTGCGATGTAATCCAGACGATATGATTCTTGTTTTGTGTATGTGTATTTCTTGTAGAGTTCTAGGTAGTCAAGCTGATTGATACCCATAATGTCGTAGTGAATCTCTTCATTACCTTTAATGAATGTCTTACGTTCAAGAACATTACCCCATGGACTCATCTTGTTGGCAAATGTATCACCCAACTCACGAGAGATCCTACGAATGAGATAAGGCATATCAAAGAAGTCAGTATTCCAACCAGTGATACAGTCTGGATAATTCTGTTGCCAGAAAATCATAAACTCTTTAAGCAAATGAAGTTCGTCATTGCAACGAACATACTTAACATCTTTACGATCTGTATGAAACTCTTTTGATCCAAAGGTGATGATGCTCTTTGTCTGGAGATCTTTGATTGTGATTAGAAGAATCTGCTCATTGGCAGTTTTGATATCAGGGAATCCATTCTCAGTTTCAGTCTCAATGTCAATAGTGAATACTTTGACTTGTTCCATATCCCAGTTAACATCGCCTTCGTAGGTGTCACTGATATATTGATATGCGTAATTGGTGTTACCATAAACAGGAAACCCTTCAACATCTTCGTATCGTTTAACAAAGTCTTTTGTTTCTTTGATACTTCCAGGTTTGATTTCATCTACGTAAGTACCTTCAAGAGTTTTGAAGTTGGAAGTCTTGTTAGAAGCGACATACAGCGTAGGATAGAAATCTACCTTACGCTGATACTGCCTACCTTTATCGTAACCTCTAACGAGGATCTTGTCACCCCATACATGGGCTGATGTGTAAAATTCCATTAAGTCTTTCCATACATTAATTGCATTGCGTCAAGTGCACAGTCGTGGACAGGATGATGTTTAATTACGTTGTGCCGTTCAAAGAGTGGGTGCACAACCTCAACATATCCGTTAGTAGTTCCGTAGAGAATATCGACTGCAGTTCTGACATCTCTCCACATATTATACCCTGTAATTTCTTCCAAGCCAAATTTAACTGCCAAGGAATCAATTGCCATCTGGTCTAACGAACCACGTGCCCACATTGTTTGTTGCTTTGCATTTGGGAATTGTTTCATGTAGTCATAGAACTTTTGCATTCCATTTTCTACAGTCATGTCATCACGTGAAGGATCCAGAGAAACTTTGCGAACATATTCGTGTTGTGACTTCCACCATTCCAAAGTAGACTTAGAAGATGAACGACCAACTGACAATTGTTCTTTGACATCGAACTTAACAAAACATGCATTATCTAACATGTCTTGATATGTTGGTCGTTTCTCTGGGTCAAAGTGAACCATAGCTGCAGATAAAACTACTGCAGTTGATTCAACACCCAAAGTTTCTACGTCAAATAAAAACATTATTAATCCTCTGATTTATAACCAATTGGTGTAACCAAATTCATTTTCTGCTCTTTGGTCCAACTCTTTAGATAATCATTATCTTCATCACATAATGGGATAATGTCTTTCTTAGAAATCTCACGTGTGCCAAGAATAGTCTCACCGATCCACTTCTGAGAAAACTCTTTCATTTCTTCCATGGTTACGGTATCTTCTGCCCATTGAATAGCAGTGCATGGACACTCACCATCATTATGATTGTCAGGAACCTCAATCACATAACGCATACGGTATTGAGATAGTGTTTCAACTAATACAAATTTACTCATCATCTTCCTCCTGAGATTTTTCACGACCTTGTTCTTTTGCATGGACATCACAAAGTGTTGTATGCCATCCATCGGTGTATCTTTCTCCAGGACTACCGCAAACTTCACAAGTTTTATAACTCATACTCTCAGCAAAGGTAATGTAGTTATAATGTTCATCAGTTGCTGGTCCAACATAGAATCGAAGTCCACCAAACTTTTCTTTAACCTGAACCGCAACAGGAACTTTTGCTGCTTCTTCTTCCATCTTTTGTTTTGCGTCATCAAGATCTTCTTGAGTAACTGTTTTTGTTCCGTAAAGAATACCACCAACACCAACTTCAGCACGATAGTCGTATCTTACTTTGGCTTGACGATATTTACTAGTCAACAAACCACAAAGAGTATCAAGAATATTATACCAGCCATCGCCAGTACAAATACCCCAACACATGGCTGTGGTGCGCATATCCGAATTACGATCCTTGAAGATCAGTGGATACTTTGCACAGAGTGCTTCATCTAATTCTTGTTTCATGACCAAGTCCTATGATTTTCTGCCACATGTTCAAGTCCATCATATTCATCGATGTGCCATTCAACATCATCTGGAATTTCTACAATGGATAATTCTGATGCCCAGCCATTAGCCGACTCACCTAATTGTTCAATTACTGCGATCAAATCTGGATCAGATCGATCATTGCAAAACTGATGATAAGAAAGATAATGGTCATCACTACCTGCATGTCCAGCATGGTAATATTCAAGTTCACCACCAAGTTTAATTTTTGCTTCTGCTGTTTCAAAAGCGATACCCTTACGAGTGAGTAAGAGTTCAAACGCTTCATTTGAGAGACCGAACCCACCAAAGCACCGATTAATAGCTACCTTTGTCATTTTTAACTCCTAATATAACATTATGTATAATTTTATCTTGAATCATATGAGGGACTGCTTCATGTGGAAATTCTAAGATAAACGGACAACAATTTTTACCCCAACCCTTTTGTAAAAATGTTTTATACGCTAGCAAATCTTCTTTGCTGTTTGCATTAAATAATCTTTTTTGTTTTTGATTTAAATCAAGAATCATTTTATATCCTTTGAAGAGTCTGCAACATCTTTGTCATCACGAAGTTCTACAAATATTGGAAGAAACAGACTCTCTTCACCTTGTTTGTTTTTGATTCTAGTATTATACTTCACAGCAACGATTTTGTCAAGTATTTCTTGCTTGATGTGCCACAAGTTGATTCGATGTTCGTCATTTAAGCCAGATCCAACAGATACCTTTACAACTCCATCTGATGATTCGCAAATCATTGCACCGAGCATTCCTGCATACTTACCAGAACCTTCTTCAACTGCAACAATCTTAAGATCGCATTCCAACTCGCCTTTGAATTTAATCTGGTGCTTTGCACGTTTGTCTTCCCAAACACCTGAACCATCTTTGAGAATGATACCTTCATAACCCAAAGACAAATACTCTTGAAACATTTCTTGTGCTTCTTCGATTGTTTGAACAATCTGACTTGACACCAACCAGACTTTTTTATCCTTAATACTTTGTTTCTGAACCAACTGTTCTAAACTAGAGAATCGTTTTGAGTATGGAACTGGACAATGACCATCAGTAAAGTAAGCATATGGAATAACATCCCACACAGAAGCATGAACCATTGCAGCTTGTTCTGCAGAAATTGTACCCTTGTTCGCTTTGTTCAGAATGCCATTGCCTGTCTGTCGATCTGCGAACTGCATCGTCATCTCATCCATGACAAGTAACTCACCATCGAATACGCAGTCTACTTCTCCTGCCATTGCAATGAATTGTTCGTCAAGATTACCCAACAACTGAATCTCTTTTCCATTGCGACTACGATAATCAACCTTGCCATCACGAACAATGGCATTGAATCTCATACCATCCATCTTCATCTGAGCATAGGCTGGGAATTTAATCTTGTCCACCAGTTTCTGTTCGAACTGTGAGCAAAGCATCACAGGATATTCTCGAATCAAACCAGACCAAACTGCATTGGCAGTCGATACTTGAACACCACAATCAAGACTTTTGTCAATGATACGTTCAATTACTTTGGCATCATCTGGATCTAGAGATGAAAGAAGATTACGTAAGAATTCAATTGCAGCATTCCCTGTCACTTCTCTACTTGAAAGACTATACAATTGTCCCATGGCAAACCCAAGAGTCATAGTATTGAATTTTGGATCTCGAGTGTATGCTGGAATCTTACGCTGATAGAACTGAGTGAATGGACACAGTGCCAAACGAACAACCTCACGTAGTATTTCATTATCAACATGCTTCTCCAACTCTTCAATCTTAAAATTGCGAGATGGGTTTGCAGCAAGAGTGTTTAAGAAGGCATTAATATTCATACGTCTTTCAATCCTTTTTGAATAATCTTAAATGTTCTGTATCGTTTATCGAATCGAATAAAATTCTTAAACTTTGTAAATTGTTTTGGGTTATGGAATTTAAAGTAACCATAAATCTTAGTCATACCATCTGACATTAGATATGTATGGTTAGGTTGAAGTTCAGAATCCCACTTAGTGGTTTCTCTGGCGAGAATCATGCAATCTCCAATATTTTTGCAGGACAAGTAATCTTGCCATCGTACTCCAGCTGACTAATTTCAAACTCAGTCATGAAGTCATCAGCAACGATACCATAACCGATAATGTACTGACGACTGCCGATATCATTCCACTCAATCTTGTCACGCACGGAGTCAACAATCATCTCAAGATTCTTCTCAGCGAACTCGTGTTCAGCATTGTAACCATCAAGAGACATGAAGTAATCTTCTCCACCCTTCATCTTCCAATACTGAGGACACTCACCTTCGCCATCCCAATCATGAGCACCATAGTTTTCCATGTACTGCGTAATGATATGTAGTTTCATAATATAGTTCCTGTCAATTAAACGAAAGTCTTGCGTGGATAACCAGTAGCGAATCCACCAGTGCCACCCATAAAGCCACGTGAAGATTTACCAGACATTTTAGTCTTAGGTGCTTTACGTGTTTTCTCATTCACCTGAATAACACCACCCTTCTTCAAGAATGCTTTCATCGCTTTCTCGCTTTCAGCACGTGCCTCAGCTTTTGTCATGACAGGTTTGTTGTAAATTGTTGCAACGATCTGTTTCTTTTCCATAATATATTTTCTCCTCAATTACTTCGACAAGTTAATAATGCGACCAGGATATTCCATAAAGCTGACTTCGTGCGGAACATAAACGTATTTGCCAACCAAGTTGTCAGAGATTTTTTCGCCACCGAAAACTTCTTTGCTAACAAAAATCTTAAACGCTGTATAACCATGTTCTGTGTTAGCACGTTCAACAACTTGACCTTCAACGAAACAATCTTCACGATTCAACATTGGCTTGAAATCATAAGCACGGATAAAATCACCTTTGGTAGCAACACTTGCATTTCTTAACATATTCACATTTCCTTTTCTCATCATAATATAACTATTATGCCCTAAAACGGAATTAAAGACAACAAGTATTTGCAAATGACCCTACGAGTCTGAGGGGATTAGAACCCCTGTAGATACAAGGGTTTAGAATGCGAAAAACCCTCTACGAGAGAGGGTCTTGGGGGTAAATGAGAGCCTTAAACTATGATACTAGCAGGGGTTGAGGAGACAATTTGAATGCCAGAACCGAACAATCGGCTGTATTCATTCTCCATCTTCACGTCAGGTTTTGATTTGCTTGCAACAGCATGCTGATACATTGTAATCGCACCAGATGCATATGGCATATATGGAGCCAGTGCTACACCAACACCATCTTTAGTTTGTTGCATAACAATCTGAGCAGGAGAGTCCAATGTCCATCCTGAACCATTTTCAGTTGCTTTACTGATAAGTTCTTCACCATTAATCAGTTTAAATACTTTAATATCTTCCATATCAATCCTCTATAACAAGTAGTTCAATAAAATCTGCTGCTGTATTTGAATCTGAAAACCATTGAATAATCATTTTTTCAAATTCATAACAATGCTGTGCAATAACCATAATCTGTTTATTTTTATAAACAGAAACTTTGAGAATCCATTCTCCTCTGCGAACAGTGACGAATGAGATTAAGTTGGGAGATAGTTTTGCTTTCATCATACAAGTATTTAGGGAGAGCCGAAACTCTCCCTGCTTGTACGATTACTGTTGGTTGGGTTTTGTTGGTGCTTTACCGTTTACCCAATCCCAATCATCATCTGTCATTGGAATCCAATAAGTCATTATGGAATCCTCCGACTTTTTCTCTGCATTTCTTTTGCTTCATGCAAAGAATCCATGAGCATAACAAAAAAGTCTGTAATACTTTTTAAGATATGCATATTAGTTTCCTTCGTTTAGAAACTGTTTCTCACCTTTAGTCTTGACTGGAACTTTCTTTGGCTTTGATTCTTCTGGAACTAAACGCTCCAAAGCAATCTTAAGCATACCGTTGAACAGTTCTGCATTCTTAACTTCAATGTGATCATCAATAGCAAAGGCACGAGTAAAGGCACGTGTGGCGATACCTTTGAACAAGAAGTTATCTTCTAGTGCGTCAGTAGCAGCATCAACATTACCCTTAACGACTAATTTACCACCATCAATTTCAATATCAATCTCATTCTGACCAAAGCCAGCAACTGCGATTTCAATCGTGTATGAGTTCTCATCATTCTTACGAATGTTATACGGTGGATAGTTAGGGATGTTTTTAGTTAGATCATTATGCAAAGACTGTAATTGTTTTGCGTGATCTTCAAAGCCGACAAAGAATTTGTCGAAGTCCTTAAATCCTGGACCAAATAATGCGATGTTTGGAAATGAATTATTTCCCATAGTGTTTCTCCTATTAAGCGAGTTAAATTAAAAAGTTACCTCCCCGAAGGCAAGGTAGTGCTGGTTACTTTATCCAGCGACAACTACGAGTGTCAGTGCAATTGCTCGGACGCCTTTTGCCGTAGCTACGAACGGATCCTAAGGTGGATTCTTTATGCTGCTGGCAACTCAGCAGATTGTTCTGCTTCTGCCATAGCTGCAACTTGCGGTTCGCCTTGTTGCTTAATCTTGTTAATAACAGAGACTACTTCTTCAAATGGGTGCTTACCCAATACACGAAGAATCATATTGCACTCATCAACACTCAATTCAAGTTTAATCATTTTGATTTTTTTCCTATGTTATATTTTGGAACTAATTCCCACTGGTCCTTTTCTTTGTAAGAGACCACCTTAATTTGAGAGAGTGATGCTTTCTGCTCTGCTCTAAGACTATCTAGGATCTTAAGTAGATCCCAGTCTTGTAGCAGTCCAGCGATAGCATTTCGTCTCTCGATATCTCCGCTAGTGATGTTTGATTCTTTACCATCAAGAGCGAATAATTCTTTGAAGTGTACAATGAAATACCTACCCTGCTTATGAAGGATATGGCATGATTGATACAACTTGTTTTCTTTTCTGGAAGCAATGCCGATGCGAGTTAGGGTCTCACGGACTTTTAAAAAGTTGTCTGGTTCTGGCAGACTCACTTCAAGCATCGACTCGGGTGTCCAGTCGTAGTAAATCATCTCTACAGTCATTATTTTCCACCTTTGTATAATTTTTCTTTTATCATATTCAACTGTTCTTCAGACAAGATACTTAGTGCTTCATTTGCCTTCTCGGAAGAATATCCAAAGTACTCTTTTACAAGAGTGAGATCCATCGTATCGGCTTCTTTCTTATGCCACTTCGAGAATCTCTTCTTCTTTGGTATAGTATTTAGGAAAAAAGAAAACTGCCAGTCTTTAGGTATGCTCGAGTTAAGATTCATCTCGTTTGCATATAGGACTGTATCGGGAAAATAAGACAAACCACGATTGACTAAAAATGGTGTATAGTCTTTGTCAGCCTGTGGTTCTTCGAATAGGTTTTTCTTTGTAAGATTTATTGCATTGATAAAGTCAAAAGGTGTCACGATGTAAATCCTATGTCAATTAGGTTTTTTGGTGACACACCAAATGTTTTTCCAGGAAATAACTCTGCTAATTTCTTTTCGAGTTCTTTCCTATCATTGGCTTGTGTGATAAACTGACTGCTATCTTTATGATATGCGAATAAGATTCCATTATCTTTTTCAATAGTAATCTTTACTACTTCTGGGTCTGTATCTTGCTCAAGTTCTTGTTCGATCTTAGCAAGCATTCTATGTGTTTTAACCACAGCAACTCGTTCACGAAGATTCCATCCGATAGAGAAACCTACGATCACTGAACCAATTATAATAAGAATTTCCATATTAGCCTCATTTGAATTTACACTGAGCCATAATCTCAGTTAGTGCTGCCATAATATTTAGTTCATGGTCAGCAACAAATGCTGCTTTATATTGATAGTCTGCCAAAATAAGAATCATCTGCGGAATACTATTGGCATCCATATTAGTAGTGGCAGTGTCATAAAATTCACGGAACAGTGCAGTTGTATCTGCATCAGAGTTCTTGGCAACCCACTTACGAACCTCAGTGAAGTCTTTGTCTTTCATCAGTTTAACTAAACCTTTAAAAGACTCTTGTGACATATTGACTAGGATACCTGAGTCAATCTTACCTGAAACAGAATAGCGTTGTAGTTCGTTTAGAATGCGACGATAATCAGGAAAGTGTTTCGTGACAAGTTCAGCTACGACTTTAGGATCGAACTCGATATTCTCTTGCTTGAGAATAGTGGTTGCTCGTTTAAAGAATGCTGCAGCGATCTCTTGCTTTTCTTTATTATCGATCTTGAATTCAATCACAGCACAACGACTGTGGATGGGTTCAATGATACGATTCTTATAGTTAGCAGTAAAGATAAAGCGACAGTTAGCCGAAAACTCCTCCATGTAATTACGGAGTGCTGGCTGAGTAGAGTTAGCCTGTAGATAATCTGCTTCATCTAAGATAATAACTTTCTTAGCATCAGTCAAAGATACAGATGTGGCAAAACCCTTAATGGTAGTACGGAGTGTATCAATGTGACCACCAGTATCCGATCCGTTAAGAATCACATACTCTGCACCAATCTCATTACACAGTGCTTTGGCTACGGTAGTTTTACCCACACCAGCAGTACCACAAAGTAAAAAGTGTGGTAGTTCACCCTGTGCAATATAATCCTTGAAAGTCTTTTTCAAAGACTCTGGTAGGATACAATCATCAATTTTCTGTGGACGGTATTTCTCCACCCACAGAAACTGTTCATCACGACTTTCAATCATATAAATCTCCAAACATAACAAAGAATAGAGAGGGATTATACCCTCTCGTCATTTAGAATTCAAATGTAGAATCAGCTTCTACTGCAACATAATATACCAAGTCGCTTGATGGAGATTTAAAACGAGAGATTTTCTTACTTGAGATTGATACTTGATAATCACCTGGAAGCATCTTTAGGTTTTCTACTTTCAGATTGACTTTGAAAGTCTTATCAGTAGCACCAACAGATTCACTAAAAGAGTTACCAGTAACATTCTTCTTATCACCAACAACTGCAATAACATTAGTGCCATCACCAACAATTGATACATCAGATGCACGTAGAACAGATGCAGTCTTATTAATCATATTCAACATACCAGCAGACATCGTGAAGTTGATTTCTGCTTCAGGGAATGTGATGGCTTTTTGTGGTGCGACCAATACAGATGCGTCTGCAGCAAAGAACTTAATCTTCATACTACCTTGACTAATTGAAACATACTTCTCTTGAAAGTCCAATTCAGGATCGTCAAACAAAGACATAGCACCCAAGAACTCATTGAGATCGTAGATTCCAAAGTCAGGGAATGTTTCTGTTACTGTCGCATCAGCCATCACGTTTTTCTGTGATGAGATTGTTGCGAGTTTATTGCCACTCTTTAAAAGTAGATTGCTGTTAATTCCAGCAAAGTTTTTAATTAGGGCAGTGGTTTCTTTACTAAGTTTCATTACTTTCTCCATTCAAATGATTACATTACTATGTATAAAACATTATACCTCAGAACGAGGTGTTTGACAAATTTATTTTGAGTACTTGACATCGTGTTCATACAAGAACATCAAGCAACACATTGCATGTGCCAAGTGATTCTTGCCAGTCTCGGGATCGTTTTGCTCTCCCTCTTTCCATGCCCACAGATGTCTTTGCATTGCATCAAAGTATCTACGTTTGGAGTCTGGGACATTCTTCCAATTATCTGGTTCGTATTTCTCCGCACCAAATGTTAGAATTTCTACAGTGGCTTTTAATGCCAGTGGTGGTAGTAATCCATACTGAAGTTTACCACCATCAAATTTACGACCACCTGTTGTGGCATTCTGCGACTTCTTAATATCTTCTTTGGTTGCCATATTATTCTCCAAATGAAACGACAAATGGACACTCAGAGAATGCCCATTTATAACTCACTTAGGCAGTGCGAGTAAACACTGAAGAGCCACGAACTGCAGCTGCAAGAGCAACCATAGCACGAGTTGGCTTACCGATACGGTACTTAACAACTTCAACACCATTCACAACTGCTGGGTTTGAGTACACGCAATAGCCTTGCTCACGCAAGTCACGAATAGTAGAAGCTGGATGAGCAATACCGAAAGAGGACTTGATCTGCTTAGCAGTAAACTCTTTACCTTTTTGTAGATGCGTCAAAAGCATTTCTTGTTTAGACATAATAACTCCATAATTAACAACCATCAAATGAAAAAAATCATCTGGGGCGATGGCAGAACCCCAGATGAAAGGTAAACTCTAATTAAACAGTGATGCCGTTTTCACGTAGGATGGCATTGAAGTCTTCGACATCGCCATCAACATCAACAGAATCATCGATGATTCGCTGAAGACGTGACATCTCCATCTGTTCATCTTTCTCGACTGCAGTCTTTGCAGGAGTCTTGGCTTTCACAGTCTTAGCCTTAGCAAGTTTCGCAACTTTGGCTTTGGCTTTAGCAACTGGAGCAGTCTGTTTGTCTGCAATTTCTTTTGCAAAAGCAGACAACTCGGCATCAGTAGGAACTGGCAACTGATACACACCACGCTCTACTTTGTTCTTGTTGAACAACCAGTTAGGATAACCAATCTTCTCACCCTTAGAACCAGTACGCTGGTCACGTAGAGTGTAATAGATTGCAGCACATTCCTTCAGAGTAATCTGAGGATCTTTTTTGTATTGAGGATTAGATTCAATCACTGCAACAACAAATCGTTTTTGAGACAAAGACAAAGCATTAAATTTCAACATAATATATTCCTTAAAAAGTTTTCAAATTTCCAACACAACAAGTTCTATTATACAACAAGATGGGATTAAAGGCAAGTCTTATTTGCAATAACCCCATAAGTTGCAGGGGATTAGAATGGCACCTCGTCTGAAGGACTTGGAGCAGGTGCTTCCACAACTGCAACAGGTTCAGGTTGAGGGTTTGCAACTTTATCGAACAAGTCGATGAATGCAGCTTTCGTTGCAGCATCGAAACGATTGCAACACAACTCAACTGCTTTCTGCTGATTCTTGAAAATCGCAAACGCACGAACAATGTGAATCATACGACGAGTCGTAATAGTTTCATCCACACCACCATCCTCGAAAGTACGACGAATTGCTTCAGCCC